TAGTGACCACACTAGAAAGGATTTTACGATTGACTTTAGAACAAAAAATTCAAAATGACATTATGGTTGCAGTTACCAGACATGGATGTACTGTGTTTAGAAGTAACGCTGGAACTGTACAAACGAAATTTGGAACAGTAATTAAATTAGCACCTAAAGGCTGGCCAGATATCACAGGATTTAGACACAGGGATGGAAAGATGATTCTAATAGAAGTTAAAAATGAAACTGGAAAGCTTAGAGAAGATCAGATTAAATTTCAAAAATTCATTAAAGATAAACCTGTGTTATATAGAGTGTGCAGAAGTGTTGAAGATGCAATTGAATTGATTGAAAGTAATTAAATTTTGCAGTGTAAGAATAGTCTGCTAGTAAGTAAGTTAGCAAGCTTTAAAGAGCTGGATAAAGGAGCATGTAAGAATGAACGAAAATATTAAAAATATGGTAGAAGAACTTAAGGAAAAGTATCCAGACTTAGAAGAAGACATAGATTTAATTATTTATGATGAAAAGATGAATAGATATTTTTTTGATGATGAATTTAAAGAAAAAATGCTTTATAAGCTTTGGATAAACTATAAAGGAACTTCTGTAGGAATTGTTAGAGCTAACCTTGAAGATAATTTGTTTTATATTGAATCATGCAGTTATATGAACCAAGAAAATTTAATAATTTTTTCCAAAATAATAACCATAGCAGCTAAGCATTTGAGCAAGATTGAGTTTGAAGAAGAATAGTATTTTAGAAAAAATAAAAACTATAACGTGTGATGTTAATAGTTTACCTTTTTTTGAAAAAAACGTAAACAGACGAGGAGAAGAAACAAAATGAGTAGAAAAAGATATAGGAACAGAAAAAACTTTACAATATTTTTAGCAAATGGAAAGACATTGCATTTTACTAACGTTCAAAAAATAGAGGATCGTAGAGATAATGATAACAATCCTTATTGTGTAGTTCATTATTTCGGAAAAAGTACAAATAAGAAAAGAACTGCTTATTTCCAACTGACAAATGACAATGTAATTGGATATGCAGTAGATAAATAGTGATTTTTGAAAGGAGTTTTAGTTATGTACAAATCAAGAACAATCACAGTAGTTATCCATGAAAATATTAACTACATTTTAACTAGAGAGAAATTAACTAAAGAATCATTGTATAAAGAAGTTGGTCATCAGAAAATTATTTACAATTCAGAAGCAAATACATCTATCTAGAAGTTGGAAGAGATAGCTAAATTTCTAGGTACAAATTTACCAGACTTAGTGACTGATTGGAAAGATGGATCTTATCCAGATGAACACGAAGAGTATGACCGTGGATATAAAGACGGTAGGAAAGATATGTTAAAAGAAATTATCAAAAAGGAGGCTAAATAGTGAAGTTATATTTAGTTGAGTATACAGTCGATAGCGTCATTAAAAACATGATTGTGCGAGCTAAAAATTACAACGCAGCAGAAACACAAGTTAAAGTGTCTGTGATAGCAAATATTCATGATGATAATTTTTAGGAGGGAAAGCAATGAAAGAAGAAATCGTTGGTGGAATAATTACATTGGGAATAGTTTTTATAATTTCAAGCCATTTAACGTATATGTTTGAATTTGATGATAATAAGATTGATTTTTTGGATCTAATAATTAGCACAGGAGTTGTTACTGCGTTAATTATCATCTGTATGACAATACTAATGCTTTTGGCTTAGGAGATGTAAGTATGGATGATATGAAAGGCGAAATATTATTTAAAGATGGTTTGAAAGTTCATTTTAAATGTTACAGAGGACAACGAATAAATACCATTAAATATTTTGATGAAAATAATGAAGAAGTACCATATAACAAAATATGGGGTAGACGATATGAATACTGTAAATTAACAAACATTGACGGTACTCTGTTTTATCAAAATAATGTTATTGCACGTTCAGAGTAAGTTTATTGGAATTAATAAAAAAGCACGCTCCCTTGGAAACGTGCATAATACATAAACTAAAACAATTATACCACAGGGAGAGTGCTTAGCTTGGAAGAATTAATGATACCCGGAATGAAAAACATTGACTATGATAAAACAGCTGATAACGTGGCAAGGTTTCTAACTGACAAACGTTACTATCCAAGACTATACAAGATATATCAACAGGCAAGTCCAGAGTTTATACAAAGTCCAAGTTTAAGTGGGATGCCTGGTGGAAGCATAGGGAACAGCAATGAAGAAAAACTAGTGAAGTATCTGTATGCTAAATCAATAGTTGATGGAGTTGCAGATACATACGATAAGGGATCAGCAGAGTTGAAAGTAGTACTAGATAATACACTAGGAAAAATATCAGCAGTTGAGGCAATGATGAGACTACATTTTGAAAATACAAGATATTATCAAGTAAAGAAAAGAGCGTTAAATGAATTTGCTGATGGTCTAGAAATGAAGGTCAATTGTCCTGATTTACATGTATATGTTGAGTAAAAAGCAGCTTGAAAAAAAAGGTAGAAAATGGTAGAATTAGAAAACGAAAATTCGTTTTTTATAAGAAAGGATGATAAACATGCTACTTGAATTTATTTTTAAAAATAGTTTCTCTTATAAGGATGAAACATATTTTTCCATGGAAGCTGTTAAGGGTACCGCTATAAAAAATGAATTTAAAAGAATGGGTAAGCATCGTATACTAAAAAGTGCAATTATGTTTGGGCCTAATGCCTCTGGAAAAAGTAATATGATGAAATCTTTAAGTACCTTTCGAGAGTTAGTTTTAAAAGATGATAGACAAGAAAATCCTTATCCAACATACGTTAGCAATGAAGAGCCAATTTTTTATCAAGTTACTATTTATTTTAATAAAAAGATATATCGTTATAGTGTCTCTTATTTGAAAGAAGAAATACTTCAAGAAAAATTGGAGATAGAAATGAAAGGTTCTTTCGAAACGTATTTTCAGCGAGATAAAATGAAGTATACTATTTTATCAAATGAATTAGAAACTCTAACCAATAAAACAAGAAAGGATAGCCTTTTTCTTACAACTGCTAAAGCATTTAATGATAAGCCATCTTTAGATGTCTTTCGTTGGTTTATAAATAATCTAATTTTTATTTCTAGGGATACTACACCGTTATTATCACAGGCATACAAATTACAAAAAAATACTGAATCTAAAATGAGATTGCTAAATTTTTTAAAAGCAGCTGATTTGAATATTACTGATTTTGAAGTAGTTGAAACTAATCTTTCTATTCCTGAAGAATTGCGTCCCTTATTAAAAACAAACAGAAATTTTAAAGATTACAACATGATTATCAGGCATAAAATGTATGATGGTAAAGATGAAGAAGGACAGTTTTCATTGACATTGGAAGCGGAATCTGATGGTACAAAGAAATTAATTGCACTAGCAATTATCCTGGCTTTGTTCCGCAATTCTACAATTCTAATTGATGAGTTTGATGATTCTTTCCACGTTGAACTATCTAAAGCGATTATTGAAGTTTTCAATTCTGATGAGAGTAATAATCAATTTATTCTAACTAGTCATGAACTATCTTTAATGGATAGTGGTTTTAAAAAAGAACAAATATACTTTACTGAAAAAGCAGATAGAAGTACGACTGAGTTGTATTCTGTTTATGATTTTAAATCTGAAGAGAATAGACAGGATTATTCTTATGTTAAACGTTACCAAAAAGGTTTATTTGGGGCTATCCCTGAGATTTTAGTTGGTAAGTTAAAGCAATCCTTGGAGGAATAGCTATAAATGGGAAGAAGAGAACAACAAAAGAAAAAAAATCCTAGACAGATACATGTTTATTGTGAAGGTGAAAGTGAAAAGATATATTTGGAAACTCTTAGAAACTTAGTTGGGATAAAGCAACGCCTTAAATTGGTGGTAAGGTCTGAAAGAAAACAAGGGATAGACTTGTATAATCATGTTAGAAGTAGATATAAGAAACACGATTTTAAAGTCTCACCAGTAGAAATTATTATAATTGTAGACAAAGATGATACGACTACAGAAGAATTGACAAAATTGAAAAACAAATGCTTGAGAAGTGGGTATTTATTAATCTACTCTAATGCTTGTTTTGAATTGTGGTTGCTACTACATTTTGAAAAAGTAACTTTTTTTACTACTAGAGAAAATCTTAATTCCAGTCTATCAAGTAAACTAGGAAAAAGTTATAAAAAAACTGATAAAAGGTTCTTCGAACAAGTAGTAAAAAAATATGAAGTTGCTCTGAAAAACTCTGAAAGAATGGAAGACGGTATTCCAGAATTTAATAAGAATCCATATACCAATATGAAAGAATTATTAAATAATTATTTCAATGTATAACTAGAATAGTTATATATTATGAAACTCACATATTAGGCAATAAAAAAGTTCCTAGGAGATGAGCTAGGAACGAGACGATATACTGATGTAGCATAATTTCAGTATATCGTTTTTTATTACATGTAAACGGAACAAATGTTTATTTTAGAATAAAAAAGTGTAGAACAAGTGTAAAAGTAGTGTAGATTAAGTGAAGACTTTCCGTGCTATTATGGTATTGTAGCAAAGGTAAGTTAGGTTAGTCGCTTTATAGACCATGAGAGTTAAAACTTACTAATGCGTACTTTAGTTGTTAAATTAAATTTCACTTCAAGAAGTCTAGTCTTTATGGCTAGGCTTTTGTATTATATTTATTGAAGTGAAATTTAATGTTCAAATATTGGGATAAAATTATACCAATTGCTGTTTCTTTAGTAGCATTATATATATCAGTAAAAAACTATTTAAATCAAAAGAATTTTTCTAAAAAGTATAGTAATAAAGCGTATCAAGTGTTACTTAATTCTGTAGATTTAGCATTATTTGATATAGATTTACTTTTATATAAGCTAAATACTTTAAAAGAGTTTGACTTTGTACAATTAAATTATCAAATAAAATCATTAGAAGAAAATTTAGAATTAGTAAAAAGTATTAGCTTTGAAAATCTACCTGATGCAGATATTATAAATTATCAAACATATCTAAAAGAATTGAATGATATAATTTATAGATTAAAAAGTGATATCAACGAATTATACAGTATATGTAAAAAAGAAAATAATAATAAATTGAGTATAGAAAACATGCATATTATTTTAGTTAGTATATTAACTGTTCGTGATGTTTTAGGAAAAGATAGACAGCATTTATATAAAAGAGATAACATGTTTGATACTAACTATTCTGAACAATTGAAAGCCTTAGAACAACATGCTGGAGAGGAGTTGAAGTTACATGGATTGGATTACAGAAAAATCTGGTATAAAAGAGGAGAAAGAAATACATTTAGAAAGTGAAGTTTTAAAAGAAAAGAAAATCTTAGATAGTTTGAAGCTAGATAATGGAAATAAAATATAGATAATAGTCAGTCTATCCAGGCTGGCTTTTTATTTTGGAGAAATTATGAAAGATAGTATAGATTTCGGAAAAGTCCAAACTTATGAAGAACTAAGGATGTTACGCGAGCTAGAGAAACACTACAAGAAACATCCAGTGAAACATAAGTGTAAGTACAGTAGAGATATCAGCAAAATCAAATTAAAAGGTGGTGGGTGATATGGTGTGAAGAAAAGTGAAGAAAAAGGACCTTTTTTTGAATTGACTAAAAGGCAGAAAAAAGCCGTTGTTATGCTATATGAAGGTACTTATACCAACAAAGAAATTGCAGAAGTACTTCACTGCTCAGAGAGTTTAATTTATAAGTGGAAACGTGAAAATAAATTGTTCCAACAAGCTAGAAGACAATATGAAACTATGATTATTGAAGACAAGTATGTTTCAGAAGCAATGCAATCTATTTATGCTTTAGTTAAAACAGCTAAATCTGAAATGGTTAGGTTACAAGCTGCTATTTCTATTTTGAAGTTGGCTGGTAGGTTAACTGATAGTAGCACACCAGAGCTAGATAAAGCTAAGGTACGTAAGGCAAATGCAGAGGCAGATATTGCACGCTGGAGAGCTGATGAACTCACTGGTAAAAACAAGTCAGATGATTCTACCGTTTTAGTTGATGATATAGGAAATGTAGAAGATGAGTAAAGTTATTAAAATGACCGAGATGGTTAATCCACACTTCTACAAATTATGGACTACTAGAAAATCATATATCATTGCTAAAGGTGGACGTGGTTCGTTTAAATCATCTGTTATTAGTTTGAAGTTAGTTACATCAGTTAAGAAGTGGACGCAGTTGCACAAGAAAGTGAATGTTGTATGTATTCTGGCCAACAAGTCAGACTTGCATGATACAGTTTACAGTCAAATTATGTGGGCTTTAGATATGCTTAATTTAAATGATGAGTATAATTACTACAAATCACCATTGAGAATTACACATAAGCTAACTGGTAGTACGTTTTATTTCTATGGTGCTGATAATCCACATAAGCTTAAATCTAACAAGGTAGATAATATCATTGCTGTTTGGTTTGAAGAGGCAGCTAACATGAAAGGTGTAGATGTGTTTGACCAGTCTATACCTTCTTTTATTAGACAAAAGCCGGACTATGTTGATGATGTAAAAGTTTATTTCTCATATAATCCACCACGCAATCCTTATGAGTGGATTAATGATTGGGTAACTGCTAGAGAAGAAGATCCAGAATATTTTGTTGATACAAGTACATATCTAGATGATGAATTAGGATTCACAACAGAGCAGCAATTAAAGCTGATTGAGAGTTATAAGCAGAATGATTATGACTATTACCGTTGGTTGTATCTGGGTGAAGTTATTGGACTTGGTACTAACATTTACAATATGGATAATTTCAAAGCATTAAAAGAGTTGCCAAGTGATGATTACATTACAAATTGGTTCTGTGCTATTGACTCTGGCCATGAAATTTCTGCTACTACATTTGGTGCTTATGGATTGACTAGGAAAGGCAATGTAATTCTATTAGATACTTATTATTACAGTCCACAAGGCAAGGCTCATAAAAAGCCACCTAGTGAGTTATCTAGGGACTTGTATTCATTCATCAATAAGTTAGCCAAACAATTCAAAAAGCCGGCAACTAAATTAACAATAGATTCTGCTGAAGGTGCTTTAGATAATCAGTTCTACAATGATTACGGAGTACATCTTCATAAAGTAGCAAAATTGAAAAAAGTAGACATGATAGACCGTGTGCAAAATATAGTTGCTCAGGGTCGTTTTTATTATCTGGATACTGAAGCAAATAAGATCTTTATTGAAGAGCATAGAAATTATAGGTGGGATGAAAAGACTTTAAATAGTGATGATCCTAAAGTTATCAAAGAAGAAGACCATACATGCGACCAATTTCAGTATTTTGTGCGAGATAATGAACGCTTGCTAGGTCTGAAATATTAAGGTGGTGGAGTGATGTCACTAATTCAACAGATAAAAGATTGGTTTAGGAAAGGAGGTGCCAAGTTAGGAATGGTAAAGAGTTTAACTAACATTACTGATGATGATAGAGTTTCAATTGATCCAATGGAATATGAACGGATAAAGTTGGCCAAGTTGTATTACAAAGATGATTTACCAAAAGTTAAGTATCGTAATTCATATGGTGAATATAGACAACGTCCATTGAGTTCTTTAAACGTGACTAAGTTAGCATCTAAGAAATTAGCGTCAATTATCTTTAATGAACAATGTTCTTTATCATTAGAAGATGAAGCAACAAACGAGTTTATCAATGAAGTGGTTCAAGATAATAAATTCAATATGAGATTTGAACAACGCTTAGAAACTGCTATTGCTTTGGGTGGTTTAGCTGCCAGACCTTATGTTGATGATAATGATGTTATTAGAATAGCTTGGGCTAACGCAGACCAATTCTATCCATTACGTAATAACACTGATGATATTTCTGAATGTGCTTTTGCTAGTCGCACAGTTAAGACTGAGAATGACAGAAATGTTTATTATACATTGCTTGAATTTCATGAGTGGGATGATGCTAAAACTTATCACATAACAAACGAGTTATACCGTTCTTATCAATCAGATGTAATTGGTGAACAAGTAGCACTTGAAACTCTATATCCTAATTTAGCACCAGAATTAACCTTTACTGATGTTATTACTAAACCATTATTTGCATATTTCAGAACACCAGGAGCTAATAATAAGAATTTAGATAGTCCACTTGGTGTTGGTATCGTAGATAATTCTAGGAATGTAATAGATGCTATTAATCGAACTCATGATATGTTTGTACATGAAGTTAGAATGGGGAAACGTAGAATTGCAGTTCCTGCTGAAATGTTGAAACCTACTGGCAATCTGTATGGAGATGAAGTAGATGAGGCTCACCCAGTTTTATTTGATAAAGACGAAGATGTTTATCAGGGTATGTATGGAGATACAGATAAATTGAGTGTAACTGATTTAACTTCTGATATTCGTTCTACTCAATTCAAAGAGTCGATAGATTATTTCTTACGTGAGTTTGAACAACAGATTGGTTTTAGTTCTGGTACATTCTCTTATGATGGCCAAGGAGTTAAAACTGCTACTGAAGTTGTTTCTGAGAATTCCGCAACTTATCAAACACGTTCCAGTTATTTAACTCAAGTAGAATTGTTTTTAAATCAATTAGTTAATGCAATTCTTGAAGTAGCTAGTATAGGTCAGTTTTTTTCCGATGGTAAGCCTAGATGGACTGGCAATGTAGCAGATGTTGAATTATCTATACATTTTGATGACGGTGTGTTTATTGATAAAGATAAACAACGGGCTGATGAGATGCAGTTAGTTGCTGCTGGAATTATGCCAAAGCTTGAGTATTTAAAACGCAACTTTGGTTTGAGTGAAGAAGATGCTCAAAAATGGTTAGCTCAAGTTACTAATGAACAACCAGACTTTTCTCAAGGTTCATTTCAAGAGCCAATAGATGGAGATAGCAATGAGGTGTAGTCTATGGATTCAAAACAGAAACTAGACCAAGACACTAATAACATTGCTAATCTCTATTCCAATTTGGAAGATAAGATATTTTCAGAGATTATCAAAGTGTTACAACGTGGGCACTATGAAGATGTAACACAAGATAATGTTGTTCAGTGGCAAGCACAGCAATTATCACAAATGGGGGCTTTAACTAAACGAGTAATTGATTTAATGGCAGACTTTGACGGTATCTCACCTAGTGAAATTGAAACTACCTTAAAACAAGACGGCTATGAGATATTAGATGAAGTCAGCCAAGAATTGAAGTACAGTGGCCAAGTTAGCCAGCCAATCAGTGATGAAAGTTTTAACATGCTTGATTCAATGGTTAGGCAAACAACAGATACCTTAAACAATACGATTAATCAAACTCTGCTTAGTCGTAATTATGGTGTTAATCCTGTTATGCGAACGTATCAAGAAATCTTAAAACGCTCAACAATTGAAACTGTAACTGGACTTAAAACTCATGATCGAGCAGTCAAGGATGCTATTTACCAACAATTAGATAAAGGTATCGAAGTTATGAGAGATAAGTCTGGGCGTGCATGGCCCCTTGAAGGATATACACGTATGGTACTTACGACAACATCTAACCGAACTTACAATGATTTACGAACTAAACGAATGCAAGAGTTTGGCCAAGTGTTATGTTTGATGTCTAGTCATCCTAACAGTCGTGAAGCATGTGCCTATATTCAAGGCAAGGTAGTCAATATAGTTCCAACTGATGATCCTAATTACAATGACAAGTACGATTCAATCTACAATCATGGTTACGGTGAACCTGCTGGAACATTAGGAATTAACTGCAGACACAAATTATTTCCATTTACTCCAGGTGTCAATGTAAATAACATGACCCAGTATAATCCTAAAGAAGCAATTAGAAATGGTAATTTACGTCAAAAACAACGTTACTATGAACGCTCAATTAGAGACGCTAAAAAACGCTTGAAAATTGCTGAAGAATTAGAAGACGAACAAATGATAACTCGTACAAAAACACTAATTTCAGCACGTCAAAAGAAGTTAAGAGAGTACATCAAAGAAACTAATAAGATGTATGGTAAAAAGCATGATATTTTGATTAGGGATTATGATAGGGAGCAAATAACTTATAAAAAGAAAAAGCTTGATCAAAGTAATAAAACAGAATCTCAAAAACATGTAGAAGCTAAAATAAAGAGTGGTCAATGGGGAACTAAAATTAATCCAGAAAAACAAGCACCACATATGGAATCTACAAAATTAGAAGGCAAGAGTTATTTATATGATAGCGAAGATCCACAAGAATTATTAGATAAGTATACCGGTAAGGGACATATTAATAAAAATAAAAAAGGTCTTTGGGATAATAGAGAGGTTGTTGAAGTTGATCATATTGTAGGTGTAGATTATAATTCAGGTATGAAAACAAGATGGATTAAAATTCATCATTCAAAGAAACGTACACATATTGTTCCAATCAAGCCTAAAGATGGAGATGATAATAATGCTAGGTAAATTTTGGGGAAAAAATGTTAGAATTATTGATGATGAAGGTGTTGAATGGAAAGGTTTTGTAAGAAGTGTTGAAACACCAGCAGATTCTGAAGATAATCAATGGTGGTTAGACGTAGTTAATGTGAATAAACCTGGTTTTGAGACGGGGCTTATCATCTCAGAAAGTGAAATAAAGAAAATAGAAGTTGTATAATATAACATTCCGACCTGAGTAAGTCGTAAAACTGCTTTTTTTGTATGCAATCAATCAGCGTGGAGCGTTCCACGTAAAATAAAAACGATAGGAGAGATTGACATGAAACGTGAAGATTTGAAAAATTTAGGTTTGACTGATGAACAGATTGAAAAAGTGATGGCTGAACACGGTAAAGATATAACCAGTTTACAAGAAAAAGTAAATGGTTTAACTAATGAACGTGACGGTTTGAAATCACAACTTGATGAGCGAGATCAACAGTTAGTTGATTTACAAAAGAATTCTAAAAATGTTGATGATTTAAACGAACAAATCAAACAATTACAATCTGACAATAAGAAAGCTAATGAAGAATGGCAAAATAAATTAGCTACTCAAACCAAGAATTTTAAAATCGAAACAGCATTACGTGAAGCAAAAGCTAAGAACGTAAAGGCAGTTTTACCATTCATTGACACAGAAAAAGTAATTGTTGATGGAGATAGCTTGAAAGGACTAGATGACCAAATTAAAGCTATTCAACAAAGTGATAGTTACTTATTTGAAGAAAGTAAACCAGAACCAAAGATTAACATTGGCGGTAAGTTTAATAATGGTGAAAACGGTGCTGATGGTAAAGTTGATCCTGTAGTTTCTAGCATTGCAGCACGTATGAAATCAATTTAGAAAGGATATGAGATAAAATGACCGTAGTATTAGATCAAAAAGATTTATTAAAGATTGATGAAGAGTTTGGAGCAGATTCTCAACTCTGGCAACCATTACAAGGTGGTGCTAAGTCTATCACAGCTGCAGACTTTACAGGAGTTAAGACAGTTCGTATTAACAAGATGGACGGTTTTGCAGATGCAACAAAATATAAACGTAACCAAGATAATGCACGTAACAACGTTAATGTTTCTAAAGAAACTCTAGAATTGACACAAGAAGATTGGATTGGGTATGACCTAGATCAATTGGATATGTCCGAAAATGGAGCTTACACAGTAGCTAATGTTGTTCGTGAACATAACCAACGCATTACAATTCCACACCGTGATAAATTCCTAGCTCAAAAGATTTATGACACAGCTAAGTCTGGTGGTAAGTTAGTAACAGATACAATTGATTCTAAGAATGCTTTAGCAGCTTATGATGAAGTAGAATCTTACATGATTGATAATCAAATTCCTGGTGGTTGGTTAATGTTTGTTTCTACTAAGTACTACAAAGCATTAAAGAATGCTGATGGTGTATCTAAGACATTCTCAGTTAACCAACAACAAATTAACGGAATTAACCGTCGTGTTGCTCAATTAGATGGTGGAACACCAATTCTAACAGTTGCTAAAGATCGTATTCAAGGTTTAACAATTCCTGATACAGTAAACTTCTTAGCAGTTCCAACATTTGCGATTGCTCCAATTGTTAAATACGATACAGTTGATGTAATCTCTCCAGATAATGACCGTGCTGGTTATCGTTGGACAATTAAGGGATTATCCTACTATGACGCATTAGTCTTTGAAAATGCCAAGAAATCTATTTATGTTGCAGCTGAAACAGCTAAAGGTTAAAGGTGATGTAAATGGCTTATCTAACTTATGATGAATATGTTGAGCTTGGGTATAGGCTAGATGAAGATGCATTTAATAACCTTGTAAAAGGTGCAGAACGTATCATAGATTTAGCCACAAACGATTTTTATAAGGTTCATGATATATTAGTCGATAAGTCAAAAAGACGCGTAGAAACGTTTAAAATGGCTATCTGTGAGCAAGTAGATTTTATGCATGCAACTGGTATTAATAAGAGCTATGATTTAGCTCAAAATGAATTTACCAGTATCACAGTAGGTAGATTATCTTTGAGTCCTGCTGGCAATGTAGGAGCGACTATGAAGAATGGTTTATGTACAGAAGCATATAATCTATTAGGAAGATATGGTTTGTTATATCGAGGTGTACACAGATGATACCTAGAATTGATAGAAGATTATGTAATCAAAGTGTTATTTTAAAGATTCCAGTAGGTGAATTGGATAAATATGGTAAGCAAAAAACAGAAGAAGTTGAGGTAAAAAATGTACTTGTACAACCACAAACTATTTACTCAGGCGATAGCAATAATCGTAAAATCACGGCTAATGCTATTGTCTTTTTGTTTGCCAAAATTTCTAATCCGTTACCTAGATTAGATAGGGATAGTGTTGGAAATAAGTTAATCTTTGAAGGTAAGGAATACACAATTACTAATATTGTGGATAATCGTGAGTCTTACAGTAATGATGTTTATTCTTATGAATTGGAGGTGTTGTAATGGCAGTAGTGGTATCAGTTCATGGTAAAGGTTTTGATAGTTTTTCTGAGAAAGCTTTAGATCGTGGACTTTATAATTTTACTAATCAAATGGCAATGGATATGGATAAGTTCGTACCATTCAAGCAAGGTAATTTATCAAGGTCAGTCCATGTACAAGATAACCATGTTACCTATACAACACCTTATGCTAAAGCTCAATTCTATGGATATATTAACGGACATCCAATTACTCACTGGACGACAAGTGAACATCCACAAGCAACATCTAGATGGGATTTAAAAGCAAAGAGTTTGTATTCTAATAATTGGGTTAGGGTATTTAAACAAGGCTTACTTGATAGAAAGGTAGTTGAATATCATGGACCTAAAGGATAGATTGACAGACTGCATTAACGATAATGTAGATTTGCCAGTTAAATTGTATCAGTCGTATATGACTAATAAAACAAGTCCAGAATTACGTATATATGACTTGCCATCAACAGTAATTGATGAAGATTATGCAGGCAATCGAACAGAAGAATTTATCTTTGAAATTGCAATGCGTAGTAATGATGAAGAACTGATTAATCAAACATTGTGGAATATATCAAAGTATATTTCAGAATATGATTTTAGTTTAGTTAGTCAAAATGATAGTTTCAGTTTTAATAAATTAGAAGTAACAACATTCCCACATATAGTGTCAGCAGATACAGAGGGTAATGTTGTTTATTTATTTGATTTTAAAATCACAGTTGATACTTATAAGGAGAGTGATTAGTTATGGCAGAAGCACCAGAAAAAATTGGTTCTTTTATTCTTAACCATAAAGTAAAAATGGAAATTGATACTGCAGGCAATAAGGATATGTCTGCTTTAGAGAGTGCTAAATGGGCTCGTTTAGCTGCAGGTATTAACAACGTAACACCAGCAGAAAACGATACAACAACAAATGATGAATATTACGACGGAGAAGGCTTTGGTACATCTGATGTAACATCCAAGCGTTATCAATTCACTATTGCTGGGCACCGTTTAAATGGAGATCCAGCCCAAGACTATATTGCAAGTAAGCAATTAGAAATTGGAGATTCTTTAAAGACTTTATTTAAGTTCACTTATCCAGATGGATCTTACATTGTTGGTGTAGTTACATTAACAAACATTCAAGCAACAGGTGGTGCTCCTGGTGCTAAGCAAACATTTAGTGTAGTTCCTGTATTCAACGGAAAACCTAAATATGTTAGTGCAGAAGACGCTAAAAAAGAACAAGGCGGACCAACATTATAAATAAAATAAACAGAGACGAGTAATGTGAGACGATTGGAGGAAATAAAATGCCAAGTATTAATTTAGACGAACGATTAAACCTAGATACTAAAGTAGATGTTACAGTAGCTGAGAAGAAATATTCTTTAGTTTTGAATGATGAATTATCAGTTAAAATCTCAGATGTTCAACTTGAATTGAGCAAACGAATTGAAGATTTAACTGATATGCCAGAAGAAAAATTTAAAGAAATGTCACTAGAGGAACGTAAGAAGTTAGTAGTTGATACTATGCATGATGGACGTGAAGATATTTTTAAGGCTATGGATAGAATCTTTGGTACTGGTGAAGGTAAACGAATTTACGATTACTACAATCAATCTACTAGAGCAATCAGTAAGATTATTGCTGCAATTGATGATGTTTTGAATGATAAATTAAAAACTAATAAAAATCGTAAAGAAAGACGTGCAGAAAAATATACTAAGAAAAGACGTGGTTAGTCATGTTATCTCTGACTGAACCATTAAAAAGTTCATACACGTATCAAGGCAAAGAATATCAAATAGATTTGAGCTTTGACAACGTGATTAGAATGTATGACTTACTTGAAGATGATACTTTTCAAGATGCAGAAAAGATTGTAATTTCATTTGAAATGTTTTTTGGTTTTGAACCTAAAGACGCTGAATTTGCTATGAAAGCAATTGATGAAATTACAGGCTATATATCTAAGTCTGCTTATGGTAATGATCCTGTTGAAAGTGATGTAGTTTCAAGTGAAGTTAATACTCAGAAACTATTCTCTTACACGCAAGACGCAGGGGCAATCTATGCAAGCTTTAAACAACAATACAATATTGATTTAATTGCAGAGCAAGGAAAAATGCACTGGGATGTATTTAAAGCTTTATTTGATGGCTTAGATGAGAATACTTATTTTAGAAGAATCTTAGATATACGTAGAAAAGATGTCAGTGACTTACAAGGTAAAGAATTAACAAGTGCAATAGAAGCACAGAATTATTACGAACTTGATGAAAATAAAACAGTTGAAGCACAAGAGGCAAAAGTGGCCAGTTTTGCAGATTCATTGAAAGCTTTAGCTCAGTCTTAGAAAGGAGGTTAATCAAATGGCAGCAGATAGTACAGTTAATATTGATGTTGTTTTAGGTGGTAAGGATAAGTTCATTTCTGATACTAAGGAAATTAATGATATTGCAAAAAATATCGGTAAAGATTCAGGAGATGAGCTAGAGAAAGATTTATCTGATAATTTGGATAAATCTAAGACTAAAGCTAAACAAACTCATGATGATATTGAAAAAGAATTTAAAGATCCTATTAAGCCAAAATTTGATGCTGATGATAAACCTTTAAAACGTAAGACTGAAGAAGTTGAAACTGCATTACGTAAAGTACCTAAAGAAGTTATTACCAAGATAACAGCAGACGCAAAGGAACAAGGAATTGATAATTTTGATAAATTACTAAAAAACTACCTAAGCAAGTCAGAACAGAATTACTGACCAAAGCACAAAAAGGTGAAGTTATTGATTATGAAAAATTATTAAAAAAAGTTCCGGCTAAATTAGTAACACAAGTTAAATTAAATGATAATGCGTCAACAGTACTCCATTCCCTAAGAAAAGAAGCAAATGAAACGAGTACCAGTTTTAATAAACTAAAAGATATTATGGTAGGTACTTTTGTAGGTGGCTTGGCTGTTTCTGGTATCCAAGCGATTAAGAATGGATTAATTGAAGCAACAAAAGCTGGTATGGAATATAACAAAGAGCAGGATACTATGCGAACAGTATGGACTGCCTTAACTACACAAGCTCCTAAAGACGGACAACATTTAATTAATTTTATTAATGATATGTCACAACATTCTATATATGCAGCTGATACTATTAACAAAATGGCCCAATCATTTTATCATGTACATTCTAATGTTGAAGAAACTAAATCATGGACCAACTCATTTATTGCGTTGGGATCTACAATGCATATGACCAATGAACAATTAGCTGAAGCATCTGAAATGTTTGCAAAAATTGAAGCTGGTGGTAAAGCTAGTTCAGAAGACTTGAATGTGATGATTAATCGATTCCCTATGTTTGGTGAAGCTATTCAAGAAGCAACTGGTAAATCAATGAAACAATTACTAGATTTATCAGCCCAAGGTAAATTAACTGCTGATGAATTTACTAAAGCAATTGATTTTCTAGGCAAAAAGTATAAATCTGGTACTGAAGAAGCTATGACATCATTTCAAGGTATGTCAATGTTTATAAAATCTAGATGGCAAACTCTTTGGGGAGAAGTAACTCAAACTTCTTTTAATTTGAGTAAGAAAAATTTAGAAAATATTAGGGATTTACTTTCAGATGACATGATGAAAGTATATGCTAAAACATTAAGTGATGCTTTTTCTGCTGTATTATCTGGTGTTATGTCAGTGATTAGTTTTATTCACGACAATAAAGGCGAGATTATTGCAATATTAGGAAATTTAAAGCAAATTGCTACTATTATTGGTGAAACGGTATGGGATACCTTTAAAGATATTATTAGTAGTATAGCTGATGCTTTAGGAGTAACACATGATAAGGGTAATGATGCTCAAGATGTTTTATCAGAAATAAATGGTATTTTAGTAAAAATAATAGAACATAAGGAAGATCTAAAAGTATTTATTAAAGTCATGTTAGGCTTATTTGTTACAAAAAAAGCCTGGGACATGGTGACTGCTTTGACCAGTTACTATAAAATTCTAAAAGATATTATAGGGCTAGGTGGATTAAGTGGTATTGCCAAAGGTATAGGAGTAGGTGCTAAAGGTGGTAAATTAGCTACTACTGCTGAAGAAGTTGCAGAAGGTGGAGTAAAAGCCACTGGTGCAAGTAAAGCAGGTAGATTAATTGGTGTAGGTGCTGATAAGTTATTTGGTATTCAGCGTGGAGGACAAGAAGTAGCTGAGGCAGTTGCAAAATCTACTGTTGAAAAAGTTGGACCAAGAACAATAGCCAACGGTGCTAGAACTGCAGCACAAGTTGGCCAACGAACAGCAGTAAGAGCAGCAGAGAAAGGTATCATTGCAAGAACAGCATCTAGAATTCCTGTAGTTGGTTCTTTAATTGCTGGTGGTACTGAATTAATCGGTATCAACAAAGATAATAAGAATGAAAAAATTGGTAGAGCAGTTGGAGCAACTGGAGGGACTGCTGCCGGTGGTGCTGCTGGAGCTTGGATTGGTGGAGCGATTGGTTCTATTGTTCCTGGCGCTGGTACTGCTGTAGGTGCTGGTGTTGGTAGTTTTGTTGGTTCAACTGTTGGTGGAATGCTTGGAGCTAAAGGCGGTGGCTCAATTGGTAAGAACTTTACCAAAATTAAGAAAGATACAGGTAAGGTATTTGATGAGCTAAAAACAAGTGTAACCAAAAAAGTGGCTGATATTGGCAAAGGGATAGCTAGTGGTTTTGAAAAGGCTATTGGTGGAATAAGCAAAGTTTTCAACAAAATCAAGAAACCTATTATGAAGGTGTTTGATTCTTTGGGAAAAGAAATCAAGCGAGAAGCCAAAATCATAGGTACTATAGCACTTGCTCCATTTGTTTTATTAACTGCTGCAATTATAAAAGTCTGGCAAAAAATAGAAAAGCCAGTTATGAAAGTAATAAACAGTCTTAAAAAGAATATTGAAAAAGCTTGGAATCCTATTGCTAAAACTACAAGTAAGGTATGGAATGGGATAGCTAAAACAGTCTCTAAAGCTTGGAATAGCTTGAGCAAAGTTGTATCAAAGGGAATAAATGCCATTGTAAAGGCTGTAAGTAAAGCTTGGAATGGATTAATACAAATAACCAACAAAACTTGGAATAGCGTTAAAAGTATCATAATTAGTATTGTTGAAGCTATCTGGAAACCACTAAGTAAAATTTTTGGAAAGATTTTTGATATTGTTAAGGATACTTTTGATGATATTTTTAAGATAACTAAGCACATCTGGGATAGAATTTTAGACAAAATTTCAGATATTTTAAGTGGAATTTGGAAAGCTATTAAGAGTAAGTTTGATGATATTAAAGATACTATTTCAGGAACTTTAGACGCTATTAAATCTAAGTGGGATAGTATCTGGGACGGAATCAAACAGAAAGTATCTGATATTTGGGGAAGTATTAAAGGAATAGTGCATGATGGTGTAAAAGCTATCGGTGATTTCTGGAATACAGGTGCTAATGGATTAGAAAAAGTAGCAGGTTTCTTTGGTGCTAAGATTTCAGTACCTAAGTTCAAACAAGGTAGTTCTGGTCCAGTAGCTAGACCAATGTTAGCAATGGTAAACGACCAAGAAGGACCACTACATAGAGAAGCAATCTTTAGGCAAAACGGCAAAGTTGAAATACCAGAAGGACGTAATGTATTAACTATGTTACATCCTGGTGATGCAGTTATGCCAGCTAAAGAAACAGCTGAAATGTTTGGTATACCTAGATTTGAAGGTGGATTTGGTAATTGGTTCGGTAAAGCCTGGAATTATGCATCTTCAAAAATCAGTAAGTTAGAAGATATGATTGACGATAAGATAGATGCTATTACAGACGCACTAAGTGATCCACTAGGAACTTTATTAAAGATATACTCAGCTGGGACTAATACCGCTAAATCATTTTGGAAAGATTTTGGAGATTCAGGGGCTAAGAAAATTCCTCACTGGGGAGAAACTTGGTTCAAGAATTTACTTACAAAATTAAAAGACAAGCTAGATGATATCGGTGGAAATGGTCCTATTAGTGAATCTTTAATTAAAAGAGCTGCATCTAAAATGCATGTAAGTGTTAGTGCTGGAGACATTGCTCACATCTTAAATGTTATCCAACATGAATCTGGTGGCAATGCCAAAGCAATTAATCTTTGGGATAGCAATGCTCAAGCAGGTCATCCGTCAAAAGGTATTCTTCAGTTTATAGATAGTACATTTATGCATTATGCAATGCCAGGACATCATGATATTTGGAAACCATTTGACCAACTTCTAGCAATGTTTAATGATACGACTTGGAGAAGTGATCTTACTTTAGGTGGTTGGGGTCCATCAGGTGGCAGAAGATATGCTAACGGTGGTTGGGCTGATAGACCATCTATTTTTGGTGAAGTTGATGGAGAACCAGAAATTGCTATTAATCCGGCTAGAAGCACTGCTGATAACCACATTATAGAAGCTATTAAAGCTAGAGCAGCTAAAAATCCTAATGGTATGAGTGCTAAATTAAATCGTATTATTCAAGCTGGTAGATATGATGGCTCAATGATTGCTCCATCTACCAATATTAGTAATGTTTCAAATAACCACATCAGCAAAGAAAGTAAGCTAGATTTGAGTGGAGATTTGAAGATAGATGTTGTAATGGATTCAAACACAATTGCCAATGCTACTTACTCTAAGTTAGAGGCAATTAGAGCTAGAAGAATTATTGTTAATGGATATGGAGGTGCTATTTAATGACAAGTACAGTTGTGATAACTAGACTTGATGGAACAACCTATGATTTAAATGCGTTAGGGTTTCATGTTAAGAAATTTGATGTTCCATATCCTAATCTCCAATACACGTTCCAATCAATGAGTACCTATCATAATTTATTGGTAGATAGAGTAGTTCAACAAACTACAATATCATTAGTTTTGGATATTATTGCTAATGATACCAATGATTTTGAATTGCAGAAATTGAAATTAAGAAGAATTTTGAGTTCAAATGAAGAGTTTTATGTTCAAACAATGCGAATGCCATTTCTAAGATGGAAAGTAGTAGCTGATACTTTTACTCCTGCACAAAATAACTCATTTTGGAGAGCATCAGATGTACAAATTAACTTAGAATGTACTGAATCATATGCTGAAACTGTAGCGACTACATTAACTCCAATGAATGCTACAAGTGGATTGTGGGGCTTTGGATTGGAATTGCCTAGCAACAAAAAGTTAGAGTATGAATTTAATAATCAAACTGAATTTGATTTTATGAATTTAGGTATCATTCCTTTAAATGCTGATGAAAGACCAGTAAGGATTATTTTTAAAGGAAATGCAAATAATTTGAAAATAACCAATACCACGACCAATCAAAGTTACTCTATCAGTGGAAGTTTGAGTAAGAATGATACTTTAGAGATTGTAGGACTTGTTCCTATTATTAATGGCTCACAAGCTTATGGCAGATGTAATCATGCTTACCTAGATTTTGTAGTTGGTAAAAATCATTTGAGAATTGAAGGAAGTTCAGATTTTAATATAAAATTTGATACTAGATTTTATTATTAAGGGGTGTAGAAAATGTTATTCGTTCAAAATGTCAATGGAGATCAAACAGCTTTCAAAGCTGATAATGTACAAATTACAGATACATTAGGACAATATCCAACATTATCTTTTACATTTGTCGAAACTCCAGAAAATGAAGTTGCAGCTCAAATGATGATACCTTTTACAATTATTGAAGTACCAGAAAATAAGCAGAGATATAGAATAGTTACTAATAATCCTGTATCTCTGGGAAAATACAAACAATATTCAGTAACGGCAATTCATATTGCTAAAGACTTACACAACAAATATGTAGATGAGAGATTAGAGAATACTCAATCTTTAAAAGCGTGTTTAGATTTGTTAATCAAGAATACGCAAATAAAGTATGTACTACATGATAATTTTGATAATTATGCTTTTTCAGAAGGGTTTGGTGGTGGCTATGCTGATGATTTGCTAATGCAGAATTTAGCAAGTGATTTTGGATTTGAATTCTATTTTGATAACTATACGATCCACATTCAAAAGAAATTAGGAACAAAAGAGTCTTTTTTGTTTATAGACAATGCCAATGTTTCAAAAATAAGTTATAACGAAGATTATTCAACAATAACAACGTACATCAAAGGTCAAGCTAAACCAATAGTTCAAGAGACAACAGATGAAACGAGTGGTAGTTCTAATTCTGGTGGTTCTTGGGGTTGGCCCTTTCCTAGTGTAGGGGAAGGGTCTTTTAGTTTAGGGCAAAGGTTTGGCTATGATGGTGGATTTAGACCTAATTCATTTCATGATGGACTGGATTTTGGCTCAGTAGATCATCCTGGTAGTGAAGTTCATGCAGTGCATGGTGGGAAAGTTATTATCAAGTCCTATATGGGTGGCTTAGAGAATTATGTTGTTGTACATTCGGATGATGGCTACAACATAGTTTATCAGGAAGCTTTTTCTAGTATGTCTAACATAAAAGTAAACGTTGGGGATGTGGTAAATACAGGAGATGTGATTGGTTATCGTAATACAGACCATCTCCACATAGGAATTACTAAAGTTGATTTTAATACTGCCGTTGGGAAATCATTCACCAATGATGGAACGTGGCTTAATCCACAAGAAATTATTAGAAATGGTATAGCGAATAACAATTCTGACAGTGATGTTGTTGAACAACCAACAGAAACGGTTGATGAAGATAAGCCTACTGAATATGAGATACACTCTGAATATGTGTCTCCATTGGTTGAAAAAGCGCATTGGCCAAAAGTAGAAGCTGAACCAATTACTGACGATAATATAACTGATGAGAATACTTTGATTAATAAACTAAAAGCAAGTATCCATGATTATCCAGATATTGAATATACTTTAGATTATGCTAACTTTAAGTATAATTCAGTTAAATTCAATAATGATATTAAAGTAGGTAATTACGGTTGGTTAAGAGATAGATTTGGAATTGATGTTGAAGTAAGAATCAACTCATATACTTGGTATCCACAAAATAAGCAGGCAGATACTGTTACGTTTGGTAATAAGAGATTTGATCCAGTTGAGTGGCAAGTTAGAAATCAGAAAGCATTTGAGAGAGATAAGAAGTTAGGCGAAACATTGAGAAAACAAATTGTTAAAGTGCAGAAAGGAGTAGTATTACCTAGCGTTCAAAATGAACTAGAAGATAAATTAAAAGAGTACATTGACAATAAACTCAACAACAATACTCCAACAACTCCAGATATACCTAAGCCACAACATATTGGAAAAATTATTGATGTCTCAGAGTGGCAAGGGGTAATTGATTGGCCTAGCGTGATAGCTGATGATGTTACTTTAAGCATTATCCGAGTCCAACATGGTTCTGCTCACCAAGATTTAAAGTACATGGAGAATATTCAGAAGTGTATTTCAGCCGGTGGAAAGTATGCAGTTTACGCCTATTTCCGTGGGGCATCTACATCAGACGCTCAACAAGAAGCAAGAGATTTCTATAATCGCACGCAACAGGTTGTAGCAGGTAAGCAACAGCCTATTTTTTATGCAATTGATGTTGAAAGTATTGAGATGAGTGGAGATGTTACTCAGATGAGAGCGGGAGTTGAGGCTTATATGTCACAACTCAATACTTTAGGTGTGCCAGATAACAAGATTGTGTTGTATATTGCTAATCATTTGTACGATAAGTTCAATTTGAATGTAGCGCGTCCTGGTGCGATTTGGATACCAAGTTACGGACAAAATGATGGAACATTGGCTAATAGTTTAAAACCTACACACCCATATGACTTGCATCAATTCACAAGTAAAGGTAGTGTTAAAGGTATATCTGGAAATGTAGATATGAGCGCAGAGCCAAGCGAGAAGTTTAAGGAGTTGATATTTAGTGCTTAGTTGGAATGGCGATATACATGAATTTTTAAATGTATATCAGAAGAATATGACGGACTTTCAAGATGAGGTTAATAGCCATTTAAGTTGGTTGAATGATGATTTGTATTTGGATAATGATTTTAGATTAGCTTTAATTATTCAGAAACTAGATGCAAGTTTTTCAAGGCTTTTGTATAACCAAATTTGTGAGAATACAAGGCTAATCAATATTCTTTTGAAGAAGCTGGCAAGCCTAGTAAATGAGTCTGATTACCAAGGATATGATGATTTGGGTAATTTGATAACAGTATCTTATGAAGCTTACTTGAATAACAAACTGGAGTTAGATAAGGATAATTTCAATCAGTATTATCAACAACTTCAAGTTATTTTAGATAAACTAGCAAAGTTTAAACAAGATAATGTTAGTGAACAATATTTGAAAGGTGGTGAGAATTAATGGCAGTAGTGAACAATCAGTATATTAATTTTGACTTATTGAGATACCAAAATGAAGTGCTAGATATTACGAATAAGTTCAAGGGACGTGTTGGGGATACACAAGACTACATTAAGCTATTTGTGACTTCAAACAGTTATCCAGTTGATTTACGTAATATGAAGGCTGTGTTTGGTGGTGTGGATCCAAAACAAGTAGCACATAGACACTATTTAGATTTTAGAGCAGACCAAAAGACAGACAATTTAGAACAAGGGCGTTGTACGGTTTATTTTGATGAAAATACATTCAATTATGAAGGCGAATGGACCCAGGCTTATTTTAAATTCATTGATGAAAATGGTAATACAGTATCAACTGTTAATATGAAATTAGTAGCTATGGGAGATCAGGTTTACGCTGCAGTAGGTCAAGTTGCGAATATTACGATAGATGAATTTAATAAAGAATACGAAAAAGTAAGGGAAGCAGGAAAGAAAACTGAAGCTTTATTCAATTCTTTATCTACAGATGCTAAAGCCAAGTATCAAGCTGCATATGATGAGTACAAGCAAGCTATTCAAGAAGCTTATGATGTAATCTTCAACGCCCAAACAGGGCTTAAAGTCAATTATGACAGGTTACAAGAAATGGCTCAACATATTCAAGAAACCTTACGTCAAGCACAATTCCACGATAGACCGTTTCAATTTGATACAGTTGCAATTATGAAATCTCATCTAGAACTACAAGATGGAGATTTAGTGATTACAAGTGGCTGGGATAGTAAAGATGACGGTCATGGTAATATGTGGCAAGTTCGAGCTAAGAAGCGTAATGAGACACCAGATGAAATTAATGTGATTGCTTTACAATCTGGTTATGTAGCAGAGCGTAACTTAAGCATGATTTCAGCGGATAGTCTAGAAGATATTATGTACGGATATTCAATTAAGATTGTACATAATCAAAAAGACTATCCTAAACCAACAGTTTTCTACTATGAAAATGCGATTGGTACTGAAATCGGCGGTTTAGGTGCTGGGTCATTTGGTGAAACGTTAACCAAGTTAGTTCCTTGTGAGGCAGAATATACGGATAATAATTCAATCGTTGTTCGTATACCACGTAATTTCTACATGGGTGCTAAACCATACTACAAGTATGGAGATTGGTATTTAGGTAGTGGTAATAAAACAATTAAGATTAGTCTGGGCAATGTTGATGATAGTGCTGCTAAAGCTGGAGACGGTAAAGGCAGTAGCTATTTATCACATAGCACAGGCTATTTCAATTATCCAACAGCTCCAAGTGATTTAAGAGCAGTTTACGTAAATGATACAGCAGAGAGATTAGAGCGGAAATAAACGCAATATCCAAGCTAAAGTCATTAGTGTAGCTAGTGGTAAGAGTACAGTTGAATTATTAGATAGTAGCAATGAATTTTCAGACAATACACAAATGAATAAATTACAAGATGGTAGCTTTGCAGCCTTTTAATGGCTACAGGGCTATTTATTTTAGAAAATAAAGAAAGAAGGAACAAACATGGCAATAAATTTTGAACCTATTTTCTCCGAAATGGCAAACGGTCCAGAGAAAATTAAAGAGAATTTTGATAAAGTTAAAACTATTGATGATGGAGTAACAGCTTTAAACCAAAAAGATACAGCTAATTTTAAAATTGGTAAATTTATTGGCGGTGGAGCTAGTGGTAGCGTAAGTCTAAATGGTGTAGGGCAAGGAATGCATATAGTTGGCTTATGGGACCAAATGTCAGATAGTTCATGGCCAAAATCTTTACAAAATAAAAAATCATTTTGGGGATCGTTAATACAGTGCGGAGATGAGAGTGGAAATATTGCTACACAAATATTAATTTTAGCAAACCTTGGTTCTATTTATTTTAGATCTTATGTAGATCATACTTGGAAAGAATGGACCAGAATTGATGGACAAAGAGACCAATAGAGGAGGGGAACAGATGTTAATTTTTATTTACGATAAAGAAACAAAAAGATATATGTATCCAGTAAGTGATTATCCAGATAATTATGATTTACCAGCTAACGCTACAACAGTAAAACCGGTAGATAGTAATGGTGTTGGCTTGTATGATCCAACTTGGAACGAAACAACTAACAGTTGGGATAGTTTGACAGAGGGAGAATGGAAGGAGAAGTATACTGTTCCAGAGGTTAAACCAGTTCCAACTCAAGAAGAACAAGCTGCAGCACAACAAATGTTAGCAGTAGCCGACTTACAAGGAAAAGTTGTTACTCTAACTTCAACAGTGGATAAATTAAGTAAGTCTAATAACGAACTAAACGCAACTTTGGCACAAATTATGTTACAAAACGCAACTAATGCAAAAAATGGAGGTAAATAAAATGAGATATAGCTATGATATTGTAAAACGTTTCTATGATTTAGGATTATTCACAAAGGAAAATGTGCAACTTTTTGTAAGAGTAAACTATTTTACACAAGAAGATTACTATAAGATGTTTCCAGAAGATAAGCCTGCTGAAACAACTACATCAACACAAACAACAGTAACTCCAACAGCTTAAGATAATGACAGGGTGGGTGGG